TTTTAATACAGTACAAGCAGCTTTCTCTTTAGGATCATAGCCTATAAAAATTGTATTTATTTTTTCATCTTTTCTCAAAGTAATCTCCTCATCCATATTTCAAAATCAAGTATAAAAATCCCCAAAGAAGAAAGAGGTCAGCGCATATAGACCATACAATATATCCTTTTAGTATCCATCTACCTGTTTCTTTTATAGGTTTTTTCATTTGTCTTTTCCATAAAAAGGGAAGGTAACCAGTTCATACAAGCATTAAACCTGCTGATTACCTTCCCATCTCCTTATTTAAATTCAATGAGCTTCGGCATTTTATCTTCGGGAATATCCTGTCTGAGCTTGATGATAACCATTCCATTTTCAAACGATGCTTCTGTGACTTCGATATTCTCTGCAAGATCAAATGTCTTTGTGAAAGCTCTGCTTGCTATGCCTTTATGTAGAATGTTTTCGTTGCCCTCCTTTTCAGAGTTGTTTCCACTTATGGTTAATCTTTGTTCTTCCTGAACCACTTTAACTTCTTCCTTTGTAAAGCCAGCCAAAGCTAATTCAATCTTGAACTCCGTGTCTGATTCCTTAATCAGGTTATGAGGTGGATAACTTTGGTTATCGTTGTCAGGCATATCCATTATTCTTCTGAACAACCTGTCATAACCTATAGCCCTTCTCTCAAAGTTTGCAAGAGAGGGTGTGTTAAGAAATTTCCAGTTACCTTCTAGTCTTACATTCATAGCATTCTCCTTTTCAGCAAGAGGTTATGGAACCTACCATTAGCATTCCATATATATATTATACTATACTTTTATTTAAATAACAACTATTTTTCTAAATAAGACAAAGCTTTTTTAATTCTTGTAGGATCATCTTCAAACATTCCTATACCTGTATTGCAAGGATAACATATCCATCCTCTAAATTTATCTGTAGTATGGCAGTGATCAGCAGCCCATGCTCCTTGGTTTCTCCTGCCAAATCTTTTTAATGCTTCACTATTTCTATTACAAATAGGACAAGAGTAATCATCGGGGGGATGAGGTTGCTCTTCTCTTATACGCCTACTAACTCTTTTTAATGCAGTACGACATGCCGTACATCTAGATTCTCTATAGTTATGTGCTATACCAGCAAAAGTAAAAGAAGTTATAGGTTTATATTTATTACAGGCAGAACATTCCTTTCCTTCTCCATCTGCTTTGTCAAAATTATATGTATCTTCAAGATCGAATAGTAATAATTGATCGGTCATAATTAAACTCCACAAGTTCCACCTGATCCAGTGATTTCACAAATATCATGGGGTTGTACATTATCCTCAAACTCTTCACCTAATTTTTCAATAGCTTCACTGTAAGGAACCTTAGTTAAAGGCTGTCCTCCTCTACACCCATCAGGGTAACAGGTAAATCCTCTTAATCTATGAGCATACTTAGCCAAGGTCTGGGCAAAGTCCTCTACCTTTCCTTCGTTGTTGTCTTCCGTATCCCATGCTGGTAAGTTAATAGTAGAAGAGATAGACATATCCACATACTCTTGGACATTAGCTTGGAAATTTAATCTCCTTTCATAGTTAGTTACCAGATCAAGGGCAGACTCAATACTCTCAGGCTTGACCCCATAAAGTTCAAGCATCTCTTGTGCAGCACTATCAACTACATACTGGTAGTGCCATCTCTTGTTCTTCAGATACCTTCTCTTATAGGCTACAGCAAAGATAGGTTCAACTCCTGTTGATGTACCTCCCAGTATCCCTATCGTACCAGTAGGAGCTACGGCTCTGACAGCAACAGGAACAGAGATGTTGAGTGTACTAGAAAAAGATCTGGCTACCTTATCTGACTCAGCTTCGTATACCTTGAACCATCTATGCAGTTCTGGTGTGGTTTCATACTTATGTCCTCGTTGTATTAACCACTCATGAAGCCCCATCAGGCCAAGACCTAAACGTCTATTTGAATTTCTAATCTCATACACTTTCTCGTAGGGAAGTGTAGCTCGGAGGGTGCCGCACAGTAAAAACTTTGTGGCAAGTTGGACAACTTCCTGCAACTGATTGAGGTCGTCAATACGAGCAAAATTAAGGCTCCCCAAATTGCATACGTCACTATCATCTTCACTAGTAACCTCCGTACATGCATTTCTGAGGGTTTCATTTTCCTTCTCGAAGAAGTTAAACGAGAACCCCGGTTCACCTGTTCTAAGAGCTTGATGTACATTAGTCCTAAAGACATGGCCTAGATCTCCTTTCTCCCAATAGTTTAACAACCATTCGGTATCATAGTTCACACTGATGTTGGTCATATCCAGAGGGGCAGGGAAGTTGAAGTCATCCTGTTTAATATCAAACAAAGTCTTACCTGTATTTCCTACTGGCATATCGAACCAGTTCTTGGCAGTCAGAAACTTATCTATGTCATCGTGCTTCCAGTTCAAGGATGCATAGATAGCAGACCTGCGACTACCACCCTGCATAACCTTCTGACCTATAGAATTAATCATCTGCATCTTAGGGATTGGACCAGAAGCCACACCACCTGTACCTTTCAAGGTTTGTCCTTCAGATCTATACACAGAATAGTCTACCCCAATACCACCGCCTGTCATCAGACAGGACTCAGACTTCCAAGACAGGTTGGCCCAATCTTCTCTGGTATCTTCCTCTGCTTTAAGAAGGTAACAGTTATTAAAGAACTTCTTATCTCTTCCTGCATAGTAGAGATACCTACCTCCGGGCAAGAACCTGAGATTGGATATGTGATCTATCAAAGCTTCCTTCTCATCCTTACTCAGATTGTTTTGACAGACATCCTCTACTAGTGTACAAGCCAACTCATGAAAAGTCTCTGCTCCTTCATGGGAATACTTAGTATAAAATATATCTTCACTAAACTTAGATCTGAATTGTGGATTACGATTTGACTTGAACATGTTTCCCCCTCTCTATTAAATCATTAAATAGATCTTCTTGCTCACCTTCCTCTGGATATTCTAATGCTAATAATAGTTCAGCATAATGAATTACTTTTTTGATGTCTTCCTTTCCCTCTCCTTTTTTGTTATGTCTGGTGACATACTTTACAATATTAGATTCACACGTAGTCAGCTTGTTTAACTGACAGTAAACTGTGGGTTGTATAATACAATCTTTATAATGATCTCCCCCAATCTGTTTGTCTAAAGGATTAGAGGAGGGCTTTAAATTTTTTCCTGACATCTGTAACATCTCCTGATTTTATAACTTCATATGCGTAGTGTCTAACTCTATATGGGGAAACCCCAGCTTGAATACATATCTGTTCAAAGTCTTCACAGGTAGTACCAATAGAAGAAAAAAACCAAGCATCAGCTTGCTTTCTATGTACCTTTATATGACTCGCCTCTCCCTCTTGTTCAGGTTTGGTTAGATCAAGGAGAGCCTGAATAATAACAGATAGATATAATGTTTTATATGAATTTTTATTTGTTAAATCATATAGAGATTGTGCGGAAGTGAGGGAAGCAAGATCAAATTGGGACATGTTCTTGAATAGGCCGTGAGAATTTACCGCCTATATAATTATTATAAAAAGCTGGTTCATCTGTCCCTTCCAATGTAGAAGTTAACACATTATATTTTATTTGATAGTAACATTCATAGTATTTTAAACTTCTCTTATTGCCAAACTCTGCAATAATTTCAAACTTAAAATGTTTCTTTCCAATCTTTTCAATATCTTCCGAAAGAGTTTTACTTGAACCCATATAAGATTTCCAATTGGATTCTGTTTTCTTTCTTCCCTTTCTAAAAAAATAATATTGCTTGCAACCAATGTAAGCTTTCCTATTCTTTAAGTTTGTGATACGATAAACAAATCCAAACTTACCTAGATCTGGATCTCGATCCCATTCCCAATGCATTACCAGTTAACCACTTCTGAAACATCTGGTTCTTTTCTTACCTGTACCAGATATCTTTTACCTTTTGCATACTCGAAGACACGTATGCCCTTACCATCATTAATATCTTTCCAACATTCTCTTTTATGGCTACAATAAATGCACCCAATAGCAAGCTTGTAATTACCAGACTTCCCATCAGGAACAGGATCATAACATCTATCAGGAGGTTTAGAATCAGTAACCATTTTCTTAAGATGCTTAATTCTTTTATCTGCATTAATCATTTCCATCGAATGAACAGGAGTAAGACATATCTCTCCAGTTGATTTATCTATCACTAAAAAAGCAGCCTCATCTACATTATTAGCTTCAGCGTAAGCTGAGATCTGTCCTATATAACCAAACGGATCATCGTTAACTAGATCATTACTTTTAAATTTCTGAAAGCTTTTTCCTGAAGAACTTTTACAATCAACCAGAACATCATCTATCATTGCATCTTGATGTCCCTTAATTCCTTCGACTTC